GTGCAACACTGGCATTCCACTCTGCAATCATCTTCTCGCGCATGTCTGCAACATCGGCGAACCCATAACGGGTAACTGGGCAGAACTTCATGATGTTAGCGTGGCCAAAGTGCAAATCACTTGTAATCCACTTTTTCATTGTACTCTCCAAATTTCTGAGAAGCCTTCTTCTTCTGAGGGCTGTTCAAAATGTTTAATCATGCCCTGCATGATATTCCAAGGAATAGTTTTGCCTGGGCGACTGTTCAATCGACGATCTAGTTCTTGCTTTTCCGGAATAGCAAACACCACAGCAACATGCTCATAGTCAGGCAACATCGCAAACTTCTTGCGTCGACTCTTTTCCGACACTGAAGTTTGATCCCAAATAATGTCTTGGCCTGCTTCGCGTGCTCGGACAACTCGTTCGGCCATTAGTTTTACTGCGGTAGGCATGTAATCGTCAAACACCTCGTTGTAAGTTGTGCCGCATTCGCGAGCATATTCTTCAACGAAATCGTCGGTGCTTACAACTACACAATCTCGGGCCCAGTCTTGCGACTTGATCCAAGTGCTTTTACCTGCGCCAGGTACACCAATCAGTTGATAACATTTAGGCATTATCGTTCCCATCCCATTTTGTTGTTTCTCCAATCATTTGCATGATCGTAAGGTTGTTCGGTGCTGTCATAAGTCCAGCCCAATTGCTTCATCAGCTTCTGCTTGACCCGCAAGTTGGGAATCCTGTTGCGTTCGCAGTCTTGGAATCCCATCATAACGCCAACTTCGGCTACAGCACCCGAGCGACAGATACCAGCATAGCAATGCACAACCACGTTCATTTTGTTGTCTAGTGCATGCTTGAGCAGGCGCACAATCTCTGCGGCTTGCTCATCGCTGATCTTTGCTTCGTCGGGGAAACTGTCTTTGTCCTCAGCATCCAAGAACTCAAATCTGTGAGTTTCTTTAAACTCATGCGCAGGAGTAGGCCACCATGTGGGTGCAGGATCCATGATCTGTATCAGCATACTGTTGGGACCAGCATCGTGATGAAACCGCATGGGCACATCAGCAGCAGCTACATTTTCAATCCAGGCCATAAAAAATCTCCTTTAATGCGTTATTATAGCACTAAAGGAGATTTCGGTCAACCATCAGTATCTATAGGTATCGGGTTTGTAAGGGCCGTCAACATTAACACTAATGTATGCAGCCTGATCTGGGGTAAGTTTTGTGAGTTTCGCGCCAATCTGTCCCAGATGCAGACGTGCAACTTTTTCATCTAAATGTTTGGGCAACAAGTAGATCTGGCCACTTTGGTAGCGATCAGTATTTTGCCACATTTCGATTTGCGCCAAAACTTGGTTGGTAAAACTGTTTGACATTACATAACTGGGATGACCAGTTCCGCAGCCCAAGTTCACCAGTCGACCCTTGGCCAACACAATAATGGTACGACCATTGCTGAGTTTTACTTGGTCAACCAAGGGCTTGACTTCAGTCCATTCAGCGTCGGCAATGCCAGCAATGTCAATCTCACTGTCAAAGTGTCCAATATTGCAGACAATAGCATTTTCCTTCATCTGCAACATGTGATTTTTTGTAATGACATTGATGTTACCGGTGGCAGTGACAAAAATGTCAGCTTCACGGCAAGCATCGTCCATGTCAACAACACGATAGCCTTCCATGGCAGCTTGCAATGCACAGATGGGGTCAACTTCAGTGACCCAAACTTGTGCGCTGAGTGCGCGAAGAGCCTGGGCAGATCCCTTGCCTACATCACCGTAACCGGCAACCACAGCAATCTTGCCAGCAACCATGACGTCAGTAGCACGTTTGATAGCATCTACAAGACTTTCCCGACAGCCATACAGGTTGTCAAACTTGCTCTTGGTCACTGAATCGTTGACGTTGATAGCAGGCATTTTGAGAGTGCCAGCAGCCACACGCTCCAACAGTTTGTGGATACCAGTTGTAGTTTCTTCTGTAACACCACGGATGTCAGCAATTAGGTCTGGGCGACGGTCATGCACATAAGCGGTCAAATCATGTCCATCGTCCAACAACATATTAGGGCGCCAACCATCGGGACCTTCTAGGGTCTGCTCAATGCACCACCAATATTCTGCTTCTGTCTCGCCCTTCCAAGCAAATACAGGAATGCCAGCAGCAGCGATGGCAGCAGCAGCATGATCTTGTGTGGAAAAGATGTTGCATGAACTCCAACGCACACTTGCACCTAACTCCACCAGCGTTTCCACTAATACAGCAGTTTGAATAGTCATGTGCAATGAGCCAGCAATACGTGCGCCAGCCAGTGGCTTTTGTCCAGCGTATTCTTGACGAATGGCCATAAGGCCAGGCATTTCGTGTTCGGCGATTTTAATTTCTTTGCGGCCCCAAGAGGCGAGGCCAATATCTGCTACTTTGTAATCCATGTTAATTTTTGTGATGTTGCCACAGTGTATCTGTGCCACCTAAGTGTCCCCAGTCACTGTCTACAGTCATGCGACTGCTGATGCCACCTCGTGGCCTAAATTCAATCTCGATACGAATTCGATCCGGCTCGTATGCTGCCATGAGATGTTTGTACATCACATCCAAGCAACGTTCGTAGCTGATCACTGTATCACGATATTGAAACAAGTATTCCTTTAAACTTTTCAGTTCAATGGTGCGGTCCTTGCCATAGAACCAAATGGTAATATTACCAAAGTCAGGTTGGTTCTTTACGCCAAGGAATGTAAATTCTGGTATTGAAATTCTCTGCTCATAGCCCTTGGCAGCATTGGGTAAACTCTTGAGAGCTGATCCATCAATAGTGTTCCATAGTCGACTGCTCATCGGCTGTCCCACTTTCTGCGGCGTGGTGCCACTTCGGTGGGCTTGAGCAAGTAATCCCTGCCCACTTTGCCAAACTCAATTTCTTTTAATGTTGTCAGCACATGTCCGTGTCGGGTTGGTACACGGGGCTGATCGCCGCGGCTTAATTCTCGGCAGCGACGGCTGGCAATTAGAATCAAGTCATATCTGTTGCCTAGTGCAGCAACAGCAGCTTCGCTAGTGAGTCCTAGTGTAGCTGCGTATTCAATCTCTTCTTGTTTAGTCATGTTGTTCATCATCTAGTCCGTTTGAATGTTTATCTCGTGTGCTTTCTAAATCTTGAAACAATCGCTTTTCTTGTGCAGTTATTTCTTTGAATATTTTGCGAGGGTTTCCGCACAGCATGCAACCGGGTTGTCCACAGTCCATGGCATGATGTTTGGCATGACGGTGCGGTTCCTTGATGTGCCTATCGCTAAATCCTAGCCCATGCTGCTTGGCAATTTTTACTTGTCTTGCAATGGCTACGTCTGTTTTGTGACGTCGACGTGAATTGATAAATTTTGCTAGATCGTTGCTCACTCAGCACCTCTCAATGATTTATTTACAGCAATTTTAGCTTGAACTCAATGTTTTGTCAATGCTTTGTTTGTCTTTGTCATGTCAGCACAGGTATAGGTTTGATAACTGGATTGCAAGTTAGCTGGCATTGGTATGACTTCTATTCGGTCAGTGTACAATTCAGCAATCTCTCTAAAGCTCTTGGTAGAGCCAGAGCCAACGTTGAAGATGCCCGATTGCTCTACGTCAAAGAATCGTATGTGGGTGTCTACAATTTTACTTATATGCACAAAGTCTCGTTGGGCATCAACATCAAATATCTTTACAACTCCAGTTTCTTCGGCTTGTTTCTTAAACTGCATGAATGGACTTGCTTGTGTTCCTTTGTGTTCTTCTCCTTCGGGACCATACACGTTGAAATACCTAAAGCATTGTGCGTACATGTTTTTGGGGGCAACTTGTCTAATGTAACGTTCCATGAGATACTTGCTCCATGCATAAGGAGTCCTTGGATCAACAGGTGCAGTTTCACTAAAATCTGTGCCTAGTCCGTACACGCTGGCCGAGCTGGCGAATTGAAAGTTAACGCCATGGTGTCGACATTGTTGATACAAGTAAACACTGAAGTCTAAATTCTGTCGCATGACCTTTTCAACATCGCGTTCAGTTGTAGAACTTATGGCACCTACGTGGACTACCCAATCTTGTCCTTCAACTTGAGGCTCGGGGTCTCCCCAATTAAACAATGTAACTTCGTGTTCGGCTTCTAGTGCGGTCTTTAAATGACTGCCAATGAATCCGTTGTGTCCTGTAAGCAATATCTTCACTTTTGACTGTCTCCTTTGGATACTCGATAGTTGTCTTCAACTGAATCTGGTGTGCTGACCTCAATCACTGTACCAGCTTCAACACAAACCAATTGGTGCGGCAGCAGTGGTTTGTTGTGCCAAGTGTCTCCGGGATTCAACTGTGCTTCGTGTACAGTTGCGTCCTTGGTGTCGATATAAAACACACTGAACTTACCGCTCAACACATACCAAGTTTCGTCCTTTTCAGCATGAAAGTGCATGCTGAATTTTGCACCGGTATTGAAATTCATGAGCTTGCCACAATACCGGTCATTGCTGGCCCATATCTCCTCGGACCCCCAGCCCTTTTCTACATAGCCAAACTGTCTTGTCATTGTATTTCCTCTAGTGTGGGTGCATATACACCAACGTGTTGCACAGTAACTGAGCTGGCTCGAATAGCAAACTCTATGGCCAATTGCATGTTGCCTTGATTGCAAAGATACTGATAACACAGTGCAGACAAGAAAGTATCGCCAGCACCAGTGACATCACTGACTTCTATCTCTGGCGCTGGGAACAACTGTTCACCGTACCTAGCACCATTCTTGCCCAAGGTCACAATTAGATCCTGGCATTCACTGGTCAACAGTTGATACTCCAAGTTGTTGATCTTGACAATGCAACCTTGCAATCGTTCAAGATCAGTTTTCTTTGTGTCAACAAAAATCGGCCCGTCGAAGCCCTGGCGCAGTTCTGCCACAAGCTCATAACTCACTGTGCCCTTGTTGTAGTCAGATATCACAATAGCATCGTATATGCTGGGAATAGCAGATTCGATTTCCAATGCATCACTGATGCTGTCATTGTCAATGCGCAACACTTGTTGGCCGCTACGGATATCAATGAGTCTAGTCTTGACCGAAGTGTCTCCGTGCAGATAATTTACAGTACAGCCCAAGGCTTCTAAGTTTCTACAAACGTTAGCAGCCATGCCGGCACGACTTTCTTCACCCACGCTTTCAAATATAGGTACTGGTGCTTCGGGACTGATGCGATTTACATTACCGTATTGATACACATCAACGCAGTCATCTCCGATCAGCAATATATTGAATTTTGGCTGTGCTGGAGTACTCATCTATTCTTTCAAAAAATACTATGCTGGGACACACTTCTTGGCCCACAATGGGTTTACCTCGATAGTCCGAGCCCTTGACCATTATAGCACATTCTGCAACAATGTCAACTAGTTCGGCATCAGAATCAAATGTTTGAACCTCGTCTACTGCTCGGAGGTTTTCAAGCAATGTACGACGCTCAAATTCGTTGTTGATTGGGCGATGTGGCCCTTTGAGTTCGCGCACACGACGATCTGAGTCTATAGCAACCACAAGAAAGTCCCCGAGCGACTTGGCATAGTTAAGCAATGCCAAATGCCCAGGGTGTACAACATCAAATGTTCCGTTGACTAGTATTTTTTTCATTAGCTGGCAAGTACGCGAGACACACTTGTAATTACCGCTGCAATGCGGCCGATGTCACGTAATTGCTCTACACTGTAGCCTTCTTGTTTGAGGGTCTCGTAGTGTGCCTTGACGCAGAAATGGCACTTGCCCACAATACTAGCAGCTAGGCTATATGCTTCAAAGTTGGCCTTTGTGGTACCACCATGGCTGGCAATGACATTCATACGCAACTGTGCAGGCAAGCCTTTGAGTTGCTCATCATCAGCCATTTCAACATATGGATACCATACGTTGTTTTGTGCCATGATTGAGCCAGCTGTGACAGCAGCATCTGCTTCTTTGCGATCAGCAACTACACTATGCAACCAAGTCCACAGCTTGGTATTACCTGTAGCAAAGGCAGCAGCCACAGCAATGGCCTCGGCTAGTTCAGGCGTCAGGCTGCTACGCTTGATCACAGCATCAATGTTGAGCTTGGTATCCTTGGCATAGTCAGGGATGTTTTCTTTGAGTTGATCTACCCACTGTGTCATTTTTGATATCCTTTCGATGATAATACAATTTTACAAATATGTTCTAGTCGTTCAATATGTTCAAACGCACGCCACGGTGAGGTGTCTATAGCCACAACTCCATGTCCTTTGATTCCCACAATATCGTAGGCAATATTCCCTTGGTCATCTAGTTCAAGATGATGATGGCACTGATCCGCAAGTTCCTGGCTGATTGGTGGAACATCACCTACATTGTATGCTACCTTGGTATAGCGACTCAACTCAGGAAACTGCCTAGCAATAGCACCCAACTCGATTCCGGCATGCATCGCTGCAACACAATAAGTTGGATGTAAGTGCATTACAACTCTAACATCGTCGGAGTGCTGACCCATTGCTCTTTGAAGACCAAAGTGTAAAGGAATCTCTCCGCTGGGTTTTAGATTTGCACTGATGTCAGTATAATAATCCTCTTGCCACAACAATCCGTGGATACTGATCTTCTTAAACTGATCAGGTTGTAGAGTCTGCTTACGCACACCCGACGGTGTAATATAAAAGTGATTCCTGTCGTGATGACGAATTGAGACATTACCATCGCGGCTAGTGATCCAGTTACGCCGGTATGCTTCTACCAGTGTTTCACAAATAGTTTCTAACATTACTTTCCTTGGCAGGTCGGGCAGTGTTCACGTTTGAGCCATTCAAAATATTCACGAAAATTCATTGTATTTTTCCTTCAGCATATAAACGTAACCACTGGATGTCTAAGGTCAGCTTGTTGCCAATCCATCTGGCACCAGTGGTATGATCACGCACATCGTCTCCTGTGTCCTCGTGCAGCAAAATGTCAAGCTTGGTAGCACCCAACAAAGATTCAACCTTTTGAGCATTGTCCTTGTTATAGTTGACCTGGTACATAGGCAACGGATGTGGACCAATTGCCTTGTCCCAAATAGTGCCTAGTTGACATCCTAGCTCTGCTAGAGGATGACGCAGCAGCAACGCCTCGCGTCGTTGTGCTTCGTTTTGCCAGTAAACGTGTGCGTGGTACTGCATGATTAACTTAGTGTAGCGCCGCCAACTGTACGGTTGCAAGCACAGAGTTCGCCAGTCTGGAGAGCGTCTAACACACGCAGAGTTTCTTCTGGGCTACGACCAACGTTCAAGTTGTTGACAGTAACGTGTTGGATAACGTTGTCCGGGTCAACAATGAATGTGGCACGTAGAGCTGCACCAGCAGGAGCGTAGAATACGCCCAGTTGCTCAATGAGACTCAACTCACCGCGCTGTGTGTCAGCGAACTGGGTGTGAGTGATCTTCTGCAGATCAGGATGAGCCTTTTGCCAAGCTACTTTACAGAACTCATTGTCGGTGCTGCCAGTGAGCAGAACAGCATCACGGTCAGCAAAGTCGCCAGACAACTTGTCGTAAGCAACGATTTCAGTTGGGCAAACAAAAGTGAAGTCCTTGGGGTAGTAAACAATTACTTTCCACTTGCCAGCAAAGCTCTCGTCAGTGATGTCGAAGAAAGCATCTTCGGGTTGACCGGGTTTGACACCAGTGATGGCAAATTTCTCAAGTTTATGTCCTACAGTTTTCATTGTTTTCTCCTATTAGTGTGAAATGAAAGTGGTTCAGCGTTGTTTCGCTGTATGTGTATTGTAATAGTATATAGCAATGAAATCAACGGTTTTGCCAGGTTTTGTCAATGATTGTTTCAATGTCGATAATAGACAAAACCAATGGTCTCGCCACCAGGAATCGAACCTGGATCCACCGCTTAGGAGGCAGTAGTTCTATCCTGTTGAACTATAGCGAGTTAGCTGGGAATGAGTCGGGGAAGATATGGCACTGCCCTAGGACCGTGTTTGGTCTGTAGTAAAAGACGAGCCTCCTGTGCTGTTTGAGCACCAACTCGGTCCTTGAATTCTTTACCATCGGGTGTGCGTATAGTGGCTTCAAAAAGTTTCATGCCACTATTTACCGCCCCCAAGCAATGCGTAACCAAACACGCTCGTGAACATAGTAAAGGATAAAAAGTATAATTTGTAGGCTCAGGGCAACCTTGAATCCTGTAAAAGGAATAGTGACTAGCAAGGCAACTAGGCGAAATGTTACAGCTTTCGCAACTGTTCTTTTTTGTGTTTCCATCAAAATTTTATTTATGATGGCCGGCCCTGAAGGAATCGAACCTCCACCCCCGAGTTCGAAGCACGGTATTCTATCCATTGAACTAAGGGCCGATAAAGAAAAACCCCCAAGCGGCCCCAAAAGGCAACCGAAGGGGGCCGTGTTGTTGATCAGATCAAGCCTTCGGCTTGTAGCACTGCAACAGTTTCGTCGCTGAGTTCAATCTCAGTGCGAACGTTGGTCTCCAGGATTATGTCCTGAAGTTGTTGCTTGGACTTTTTAAGATCGCTCACAGTCTTCTTAAAGCCTGCAATATCCTCGGCAGTCCACACACTGGTATTCACAGTGTCGCTGTAGCCGTACAAGCGTTCACTCTTGGTTTCGGCAATCTTGCGCAGTTTACCAGCTACAACTTCGTGACCTTGGCGCACTTCTTTGCCAGAGAGGCCAGTATAGAACTGGATTTGCTTTTCAATCTCAGCTACCAAGGTTAGGTTAGTGCTGACACCAGCGTTGGTATTGGCACCAGCTACACGTTGACGAATGTCATACAGTGCGTGATGCAAGCGATCTCGACGCTGAATGTTCTTTTCTGCTTCGGCACGAACACGAGCAATTTCGTCTTCGGGCCTGTGGAATTCAGTTAGAGCAACTTCGCTGACCACAAGGATCTGCTTAAGTGCATCGTTGATAGAGTTTTGTAGAGCGTTGGCTTTGCGGAGAGTGATTTTCATGTGTTGCCTTTCAATATACAATAAAAAATAAGGTGGCAAGATAAAAGTCAAGTGACCGACAGAACAAAAAGCAGGCGACAACAGCTTTGGGCGTTTGTCTCATACAAGCCACAAGCGACAAGACACAGGGGCCGGTATAGTTCTGGTTAGCAAATCACAAAGTCGATATCCAATCAAGGGGTTCCAGAGCACACAAGCACGGTTCAGTTTTCAAGACTGAATGTCCAAGTATTGATGCATCGTAAGGCATGAAGCCAACAACGATACGGCGTCAGTTCTCATCTACCCTTATCTTGCCGATTCAGCATTGCTGCTGAACAAAAATGTATTATACACTAGGCAGCGCCGACTGCCTAGTGATTTTGGTTAAGCTGCTCGCAAACCTTTGAATCGGTCGGCAGCGTAACTAGCAGCAAAAGCATGTGGCTTGACAAATGGTACAATGTTGCACACACCTTTGATGTAGCCCACAGCCTGACTGATAACACAGCTTGAGCCGTAGTTTTCGTTGGGGTTAATGTCCAAGTGGACTTCAACTTGACGACCTTCCAGTACTTCAGCCAACTGCAAGTACAGTTCTGAAACCTTGTAGACTTCAGTCATGAGTCGCATAGCAGGCTTGCCTGGCTTGGCGTCCCACACAGGTTCGCGGTGTACTTCGCCGAAGATCTTACAACCGTTGTTGCCGTTGATATGCACAACGATCGCTAGAATGTAGTCGGCGTACCACTTGCCGTCAATGCGCAGACGCTCACTGTCGCAACCCAGATAGATTTTGGTCTCTGGAGTTTGCGCTTCGATGAACCGGCGTACTTCTTCTAGATTGATCTTCTTCATTTTTGGCTTTCTAAAATTGGTGCCCCCAGCGGGACTCGAACCCGCAAAATTCTGATTTTGAGTCAGACACGTATACCAATTCCATCACAGGGGCATGTTGTCTTCAAGTATATATTATACTTGATCTCTGATTTGTTGTAAATCAGATCTTGGTCGGAATAGCAAGATTCGAACTTGCGGCCCCTTGCACCCCATGCAAGTGCGCTACCAGGCTGCGCTATATTCCGAATAGTGGCAGGCCCTTCAGGAATTGAACCTTCGACTCCGGCGGTTGGAATGCCGAGAGATCAGCCAGAGTGGACCCATAAACTTGTGGAGCGCGAAGGAATCGAACCTTCCATGACCGTCGTCTGGACCACCTCAAACAGGAATTGAACCTGAGTGCCTCCTGGACGCCCCATTAAACTCGTTCGCGCTTGACGCGACCTATACGACTGGCTTTGTTCCAATCGTATGCAATACCGTCTGGGCATACACCATTTTTAATGCTGTCTACTCCAAACATACCTACAATCTCAAATCCATCACCTGAGATGACGACAAACTTATTCAACATTTTGGCATGAGCCATTGCTAGATCCAGTCCAGCAAACGATGTTTCTACACCGTCACATTCTACAGTAAACAATTTCTTCTCTTTTCTCAACAACAATAAAAAATTTGCAAACAATCCGGTTTCGCCGGGGCGTGTGGCTGTGAACTATCGACGCGGGGTTTGCACTACAAAGGCATTACGCGGCATTCCACAATAGATAATTCTTGACACCGGAAACAGTGATAGACCTCTCATCTATCCAACTGATCCATGTTAGATACGCTTCACAGCATAGAGCCAACTGGGGTATTACCCCCGCACGTTGTTTTGTTTGCAAAAACTTGGTGCCCTGGGCGGGACTCGAACCCGCAGCGCCACGGACCTCAACCGTGTGTGTTTGCCAATTTCACCACCTGGGCATTAAATAACAACATGAGAAACCACAAAGAAGTTGACTTGATCAACACCATGCTGAACAAGGTTCCTAAAACACACAAATCTGTTAAAGATCAGATGCTGTTTGAGCGTGGGTATCTCACAGGGTTTCTAGCTAGTCTTGCTGCCGAGGACTGCTACATTCGCAGACGTATCAACGAGCGCATCAAAAAGCTAGATAAAAATCGTGGTGGACGATAGTGGGTTTGAACCACTGACCTTCTGCGTGTCGAGCAGATGCACTACCACTGTGCTAATCGTCCAGTTGCTGATTACTTGTCCTATTATACGCCATCAGCAAAGGCGAATCTTGGTGCCACGAGCTGGACTCGAACCAGCCACACACAGATTTTCAGTCTGCTGCTCTACCTGATGAGCTACCGCGGCATTATTGAATTTGAGTAAATGCTTACGGGATTCGAACCCGCCCCTGCGTCCGCCTTCGCCGCGTACTAAGTCTGCAAACCTTTCTTCGGGTACTACCTTCTGCCTTGCCAGCCAATACACCTAGCAACCTGTCCGAGTTCATTGCAGTGCCCTCGGAGCAGTCTCAAAACTTTTACCAGTAGTAGAGCTTGGGTTTGCGACTCACGCTGGGTGTGTCAACATCAATGAGCTCATCTACAGGATATTTTACAATTTGTCGTTCCCACTCCTTGCCGTGTACACGTTGGGGTTGGGTCATGAATTCACGATAGAACCACATTGGGGTTTTATACCAATTAGGTTCTTGATAGCTACGTTTCTTTTTGGTCTTTACCCCGGCACGTTGGATGTAGCAGTAGGTAGTGTACCAGTACTCAAATGAATTGCTCCATTTTTGATATGGTACTCGTTCCATACCGAAGTCCCAGCGACCCTCAAGGTTGACCAGTTTCCAAGGTTTGTCCTTATACGTTCTAGACATTGTTTTCTCCTTAACATCTAAAATCGCATAATGGTCTCCTTGTAAAAAATTATTTATTGGTGGAAGCGGTGGGATTCGAACCCACGGACCCCTTTCGGAGCCGCTAGTTTTCAAGACTAGTTCAATAAGCCGGACTCTGACACACTTCCTAAAATTGGAGTCCCGGGTAGGATTCAAACCTACGAATCAAACGCTTTGCAGGCGCAGCCATTAGATCACTCTGGTACCGAGACATAAACATGGTCCGTGTAGCAGGATTCGAACCTGCGACCCTCTGCTCCCAAAGCAGATGCGCTACCAGACTGCGCTACACACGGATTAAACTAATAGTAGGCATCTAATGCTCGGCTTGCGCGGAAATCATTAAATGTTTTGTCCTACCACTAAATTGGTACCTCGTCACGGTTTCGAACCGCGGACATCTTCCGTGTAAAGGAAGCGCTCTCCCCCTGAGCTAACGAGGCAAATTCTGGAGCGGGGTACGAGGATCGAACTCGTCTCAGAAGCTTGGAAGGCTACGGCACAGCCACTATACCAACCCCGCATTAAATACATGATGTACACAAACGATTGGCTTACACCAACTGGGATTCATATACATCTCTCTATGAGCAATTATAACACTTGCTACATATTTGTAAATGATATTTACGACAACTGTTTAACCATGCGCTATTTCACAGACATGGACAGTGCCTTTAAATTCATCAACAGTTTTTAATTGGTTCCGAAGGCAAGATTTGAACTTGCGACCAACGGCTTATCAAGCCGCTGCTCTACCA